GTCTGATATTTTTGGTTATTAACTATATATTGAAATACTGGTTAAGGAAACACTATGCATGCAATGAAGCTAAATGCAAATATGAACACTGCAGCTGCGGGTACGCAAACTGTCCTGAACGTAGAAACGAAGATACGATTGAATAAATTTGTTCCACGAGACTATCAACTTCCTATTCTTGATGCGATAGAGAATAAGGGTTACAAAAAGGTTCTTGCTATCTTGCCTCGGCGAGCTGGTAAGGACATGACTGCCTTTCAACTGTGCATTCGTGCTTGTTTAAGAAAAGTGTGTGTAATATTTTACATATTTCCTACCTACGCATCGGGTAAGAAAATCCTTTGGGATTCAATAACAAGCACGGGTGAACGGATTTTAGATTACATTCCTGAGGAATTAATAGATTCCAAGAATGGACAGGAGATGAAGATCCGCTTTAAAAACGGGTCTCTCTTCCAAATAGTTGGTTCAGATAACTATGATTCTCTGATGGGTACTAATCCACAAGGAGTAGTATTCTCAGAGTATGCACTGCAGGATGAGAGGGCATATCAATACATTCGACCGATTCTGACGGCGAACCAAGGCTGGGCACTTTTTATCTCTACTCCTCGGGGTAAAAATCATATGTGGCAGCTGTATCAGATAGCCCTTCATTCTCCTGAATGGTTTGTGTATAAACTCACCATTGAAGACACTAATCACATACCACTTTCTGAAATAGAAAAAGAACGCAGAGAAGGAGTAATGAGCGAAGATTTAATTCAACAAGAGTATTATACCAGTTTTACCATGGGTGTCGAGGGTTCTTACTACGCAAAATATCTTGATAGGATGCGGGTAAACAATCAAATTGGCATGGTTCCTTGGGAGCCTGGGTTCAAAGTACATACTGCATGGGACTTGGGAGTACGCGATAATACCTGTATTATCTTCTTTCAGGTGATTGGTCAGGCGATACGATTAATCGATGTGTATGAAAAGAATAAAGAAGGTCTTGAGCATTATGCAAAGATCTTACAGCAGAAGCCGTACACCTACGGAAAACATATTGCGCCCCATGATATACGCGTTCGTGAGTTTGGTTCTGGTATGACACGGATCGAGAAAGCAAAACAGTTAGGAATTAGCTTTACGATAGCACCAGATGTTTCTATCGAAGATGGGATTGAATCGGTTCGATCCTCTTTAGGGAAAATATGGATTGATGTAAAAGCATGCGAGCCATTATTAAAGGCTCTTGAGAATTACCGCCAAGAGTATGATGTGAAACGCAAGGTATATAAAAGCTGCCCACTGCACGATTGGTCCTCCCATTTTGCGGATTCGATGCGCTATCTCTGTATATCACTACCAAAAACAAAAGATGGTACCTCTCCTGATGAACTTGATCGACGATACCGTGAAGCATTATATGGTAGCGAGAGCAATTTGCCAAGGATGTTTAATAATGAAGGTTATTAATAATGCGTGACTGCCGTGGTTTCATTATTCCTCATTATCGTACTCAAAAGCACACCGAAAATAATCAATTTTATTTAGCCGATAAAACTGATAATCTAAAATCAGTTAACACAACCGATGAGTTTGTTACAACGTTGGTTTATCGTGAAATTGAATCAATTTGTGCAGATTGTAGACAAACGATATGTAGGGGCAGTTATGGTAGCAAAGAAGAGAGAAAAGAAGAAGATGTCTTTTGAGGATCTTGAGCGACATGTCATTAATTGGGGTGTGGATCAACTGGATTCATTAAGAGAATGTGTATACGAAATTGAAGACGATGTAACTATTTCTTACGATAAAAGATTCTCTATCTATGTTGATCTGGCTAAATCAGTTGATGATTTACTGTCTTTATTAAATCCTCTCCGTCATGATGCTGATTGCCTTATGGAATGGGGCTTTAACTTCCTCGAAGAACACAACAGAAGTAGCTATTCTAATAAGAGCTCTAACTGAGGCGTTTTATTCATAGGAGGGCATAAGTGGATTTGTGGTTGTCTTTACTTATGCCTCCTTTATTGTAATTCTTCTTGATATCATATTTGAGTAATTCTAGACTAGGATTGAAAGTATGAAATGATTAAAGGAGAACTAGATGATCTTCCCCCAGCTCGCCCCCCAATATTATGATGAAAAAGATAAAGGGATATTGTCTCGAATGGAGGCATTTTATGCTGAATCTATCACTATCAATCAATCTTTCTGGGGAGAGGCGGATACTGATACACGGTTTATGGCTGGTGATCAGACATTATGGAATGATATCTATGGTAATCTTCCTGCCAATCGTCGGAGACAATTTAATTTCAATCGGATCGCTCGCGTCGTTAACATGATCGATGGTCATCAGAGAAACAATAGGAAGTCGACCATTGTTGTTGGCGTCGAGAATGCTGATGATGAAACCGCAGATCAATTTAGCAAAGTATTAATGTGGATTAATAACCAAGAAGGTATTCTTGAAACTATATCTGATTCTTTTAGGGGTTCACTCGTTACCGGGATGAACTTACTGCAGGTATGGATGGATTATCGATCTGATCCAGTGAGTGGGAATATAAAGGTTGATAACTGTTCATACAATAGTTTTTTGATCGATCCATTCTTTAAGAAAGCTGATTTATCTGATTGCAATGCGATCTGGAAGCGCTCATATCTTACTAAACGTGAATGTATTTCACTGCTTCCTGACTCTGCTGAAATGATTGTTGGTCTTGAACCATTATCAAATCGTGATGGTAAGTTCCAATTCATGCCTGAGACCTACAATTACGGTATGAAGAATCTTTTAACATACGATGAATATTATTATAGAGATTATCGTCCCCAGAAATTGCTTGTTGATGCGCAGACTGGTGAGACACAAGAATGGCGATCCCAAGATGAGGATCGTTTAAAGCAATTCTTACGCGTGTATCCACAGGTTACCGTTATTGAATCTGACGTTCCTACGGTAAAACTTGCAGTCGTTGTACAAGGGAAAGTAATGTACGATGGTCCGCAGCCAATGGGGATCGATCAATATCCATTCGTACCAACGTTTGCCTATTACTATCCACAAATGCCTTATTTCCCGTGGCGTATTCAGGGCGTTGTCAGAGGATTACGTGATAGCCAATACTTATATAATCGCCGTAAGGCAATAGAATTAGATATCCTCGAGTCCCAAATCAACTCGGGATGGATTTATAAAGAATCTGCACTCGTTAATCCCAAAGATGTATTCTTGTCAGGACAAGGTCGCGGATTAGCGCTTAAAGATGAAGCACAAATGACTGATGTGCAGCAGATACTGGCTCCCCAAATTCCACCATCGATGATTGAACTATCGAAGATCCTTGGTGAGGAGATTTCACAGATATCGGGAGTCAATGAAGAGTTGCTTGGTAGCGCAACTGATGATAAAGCGGGTATTCTTTCCATGTTACGGCAAGGTTCGGGTCTTACCACCTTACAGATTTTATTTGATAACCTTGATCATACCCAAAAAATGCTTGGTAAATTGATGCTTAATCTTATTCAGGCTAACTTCACGCCGGGTAAGGTAAAGAAGATTCTTGAAGGAGAAGAACCTACTCAACAATTTTACAATAAGGCGTTTGGGAAATATGATGCAGTGGTTGAAGAAGGCCTCAATACGGCAACCCAAAAGCAAATGCAGTTTGCACAACTGCTTCATTTGCGAGAAGCTGGAGTCCCTGTTCCTGATGACATGCTACTTAATGCGTCGACTATGCAAAACAAAAAAGAGCTGATTGAATCCATTGAGCAAGCCAAAAAACAACAGCAAGAAGAACAAAAACAAGCTCAAGACATTCAACTTGAAATGCAGAAAGCGCAGATTGAACTTACTCGTGCTCGTGCAGTTTCTGATCAAGGACTTGGTCTTGAACGGGTATCACGTGTTGAAGAGAACCAAGCTTTGGCTGTTGAACGCAGGGCACAAGCGGTGCGGGACGAAGATGCAGGGCTGCTGGATAAAGTAAGGGCATTGAAAGAATTAGAACAACTTGATATCGTTCATTTAGAGAAATTGATTGCTTTAGCAAACATGCTGCGGACGGATACCAAAGAGACTGCTGGAGGCAAAATGGAGCAAGCCCAACGTGTTGAAAACGCTGCTGCCAGCCAAATTGCCCAGAATCCAGCACTTAATATGGCCCAACAACAACCGGCGCAGCAACCAAGTTTATGATCTCAAGCTGGCTAAAATGGTTTTAGTTGGTCGATAGAGGTTAAACCTTGCGACACGAAAGTGGATCGCAGTTTCGAAGGAGAGCCAACCATGGCAAAAAGACATCATTCTTCTCATCACAGTCCAAAACATTCTGAAGGTCATTACGAAGGACTTAGCAGTCGTCGTGATCAAGAAATGCATGATGCTGGTATGATTCGTGAAAATCATGCAGCAATTGCTAATCTTCCTCAGGAAGTTATGATCAAACCATGGCCGTCAGCAGGAAGTTACTTGCCTGAAGGTCTTGATGATACTATCAGAGGCGTTAATCAGCAAGAAGCGTTAGATGATAGATTGCGTGATAAACATATGGTACCAAAGAAGGTCTAAGGAGTTTCTATGGAACAAGAAATTCGTTTGGCATTTATGGCCGCAGGAAAAATTAAGTCAGCTAATCAGGATCCACGACGGAATCAAGAACGTGCTGATTTTAATATGATTCGTGCTGATAAAACCGCAATGGCTAATCTACCGACCAAAGCACAACATCATGAATTCCCTCCACTTGGTGGCTATTTCTTACCAGAATGGGATTAATTATGCCAGCAATGCCACGTATGAAAGGGAAAGCGCAGAAGATTGCCTACGCGATCTTAGGCTTGCCTACTAACATGGAAAAAAACGTGAAGAAAAGCAAAAAAGATAAGCACATAGAACATATGCTTGTTTTTGATGAGACGTCACGAGTTAAATAAGAGTTTTACTACTACCATGATTAAAGAGAGAGGTTCAGGTTGCTCCTTGCTTCCTCTCTCTCATGGACTCTGAAGGATTGAAGATGGCTAAAAAAAAATCAGTAATAAAAAAAGTGACAGTAAAAAAAGATGTTGTTAAGTTGAAACCAGTGAAGTTGAAGCCCGTTAAGCATGCTAAAAAAATTGGTGCAAAAAAGGGCAAACTAAAGATCAAAAGAGTTATGGAAGAGTTCAAAGAACATAAGCTTCATAGCGGTTCTAAAAAGGGACCAGAAGTGACAAATCCAAAACAAGCTATAGCTATTGCCCTTTCAGAAGCGCGTAAAGAAGGTGCAAAGATACCTAAAAAGAAAAAAAGATCGAAGAAATAACAGCGTTTATATTCCCTCCCTTTTAATGAAGGCCCCATGTTTTACTACACGGGGCTTTTTCGTTATTCTCAATAAGCATTATTCATTTTAAAAGGAGCATTATGATTCGAGAGACAGTTGGTAAAGTATCGTCTGATTTAATAAAAAAACCTCATGAGACAACATCACCTGTAGAGCAGATGCGCGAACAACTGGGTGAATACGATAAAAA